CAGGGCCAGTATATTCAACGATTGTATTACCAGAAGAACCTGCAACCGTACCAGACGCACCAGAACCGCCTGGAATAACGGCACCACCTCTGGCACCTGCGGAATATCTAGCCATAGCTCCATCCATCTTGGAGGACGGGATAACGTATTCTGGTTCACCACCTTCACCAATCATTCCAAGCGTAGGAGAACTGACAACTCCACCGTATTGAAAAGCTTTGAAACTACCAGAACGAAGGTAACCACCTTGTTCTCCACCAAAAATCTTACCAAACATAGCACCAAAAGCTCTGTTTAAGAACAATGAAGCTAATTGTCTAGCTATACCTGCTAATGATTCACTTAATGTTTTTGTTCCCTCTATAAGACCCATGATTGCGTTAGTAGTTTCATTAGCTAATAAGTTTGCAATTTCCTCTCTCGTAATTTTTAATTTTTTAGTTTCATCATGTAATTGTCTAGTCTTGTCGTTATTGTCTGCTAAAGCCTTTCCTTGACCTTCTATTAAATCTTTAATTGTTTGTTCCTGTATTATCAACGCATCCTTGTCTTTTTTAGTTTTATTTCCTAATTCTATCTGTTTATCTATACCGTCTAATTGATCTTTTATTTCTGATTCCCTTATTTTTAAATTTTCTGTTGCTTTTTCATTTATTAATTCATTTTTTGCTAATTTTTCAGCTAAAGCTTGTGACTCTCCCTGTGAAACAAATTTAAGAGTTTTTTCACGCAAGGCAAACTGTTCTTCCAATGTTCTAGTAAGAGTTTGCTGTTCACTGTTGATTTGACCCATTCTAACTCGTTCTTTTTCACCAATAGCAAAAGCCTCTCTTCTTTGATCTACATTTTTTTGTCTATCTATAGCTTCTTGACTAGAAACTTTATTAACAGCTACAAAAGGAGCTATAGGTAAAGGTGCTATAACTGTTTGTTTAGGTAGTTTATTTATTTCTTCCTGTTCTTTCTGTATAGCCTGTGCTTCTTTGTTTCCCCTAGAAGCTGCAAAAGCGACAGTTCGCTCTTGATCCGCTTTTCTTAATGCTCGTTCAGCACCTGAGACTTTTAAAAGAAAATTTAATATTGAAGCTCCAAATGCCTGTAATTTTGTTGCTGCCAATGTCATTGAAGACGTTATTAATCTAGAATTTTCTCCGAATCTTTTTAACGAATTTACACCTGCCTCACCAATTTGATTAGACATAAACTTCATCGCAGCATTAAAAGCTGCGGTCTTACCTTCTACCTGTTCTATTAATTGTATTTGTGCTTGTTGAGCAGATCCCTGTAAACCTAAAGATGCTGTAATTGCCTGAGTATTTTGTGAAAAGGGTCCAAGTGCTTTACCTAATTCACCAATTGCAGTTATCGCAGACTGAATCTGCTGAACAATAGCAGTTGCAGCAATACCTCCAGCAAAACCGCCCATAGTTCCGAACATTCCACCGATACCACCACCTAATGCACCAGCAGCAGCACCTATTGGACCTTGCCCAAACAACAGAGGAAACGCACCACTAATTAACGCACTTGATCTATCAAATCGTCTTGCTAAATTTCTAGGGCTAAATCTATTACTACCTGCTTTACCTCTTAAAAGTTCACCTCGTCTTCCGAAATTAAGGGGAGAACTCTGTCCTGTTAAATCAAAAGCAGGTCCAGCTTGTCCAGCCATTCGTGGCCCTTGTAATGTACTAAGAGATTGCTGTGGACCATATTGTGTTGCTGAAAAACCTGTAGGACCACCCCCAAGTAATTTAGCTTTCCTAGCTTGTTCTTTTAGATATTCTGGAGAACCTACTATATGCTTCATACCGCTTACAGGTAATACGTTACCTTTCATTGCAGCTACTTTTTTAGCTTCTTTATTTACTGCTTCGTAATATTTAGGAGATCCAAATAAGTCAGGTGTACCCTTAACTGGCATAGCATTTTGCTTAGCTACATCCAAAATATTTTTTGGCGATCCTACTAAATCTTTACTTCCTAGTAAAGGTGAACTACCAAAACCTGTAGTTTTTCCAAGAAAAGGTAATTTTGGTCCAAACATACCTAGTTCTTTTGTCAAAGGAAAAGCCTGTACACCGCTTAGACCTAAAGGTGTATTTCCTGTTAAACGTGTTAGAGAAGAAGTTGGTCCTGATGGTTTTACATTTACACTTGCTGGCTGCGGTCCTTGAACCATGCCAATCCTGCTGGCAATAAATCTAGGAGATCCTGGCTCTCTAACACTTCCAAATCTTGATGAAGATATACCTGTACTTACAGATAATCCACTTGCGCTGGATTTACTAACTTTACCCCTCTCAACTGACTGCTGTGCTATTTCCTTAGTAATTGCTTTTTGTATTTTCAATTCATTTAAAGCAACTTTTATTAATTTTTCTGACTCAGCAAATTCTTTCTTTTGATTCATTAAGGCAGATTTTTGTATTGCTTCTTGTGCCCTGCCCATCTTCAGCCCTTTATCTACTTGTTTTTGAACTAAATCACCAACTCTTCTAGTCTTGGACATCATGTCCTGTTGTGCTCTTTTGCTCTCTAATATCTGTGCTTCGGTCTTGGCAGTTTTATTTGCAGTTTTATTTGCGGTTTTACTTTGAATTACTATAGGTTTATTAATTTTACCAACAACACTTTCTATCCTTTTTAAGTCTTTTATAGCCTGACTACTTAATTTTAAATTTATCAGTGCATCGTAATTAGCCACAAAGTTATTGCATACTGTTGTCTATATATTAAAGCAAAATATGATATTTACCTACGTCTTTTTATCTTTTGCATTTCTTTTTCCTGATCCTCATTCAATATCTGAAAGTAAGCACTCCAACCTAATATCTCTTCAAGAGTCATTTTTCTAACCTCAGATAAACTCATTCCTAACTCTTTTGCTATACCAAACTGCAACATCATTAAGTTATCTTTTCGCAGTTCAGCACTTAATCTTTTGGGTCAATAGGCTCTTCATCCTCTTGTATGACACATAACATTAATTTTTGTAAGTCAGAATCTCTGATTTCGTTTTTTAATACGTCAATTTCACCTAACTGAAATAATTTTTCACCACTTTCATCTTGTGCCTTTGTTAATAACAAACGTAAAGCAAACTCATTTGTGTCATCAGTTTTAGCCATTCTCAATGCTCTTTCTCTTTCAGCAAGAGTCAGGGGTGTCACCCACATCTCAAAGACCGTTCCATCAGATAATGTGACTTCCTTTCTTACTGCTTCAAGGTTTGCAGCTTTACGCAAACGATCAATCGCTCGCATGGTCTTGTTTGATGCCATAAATTAAAAATATCTATTACTATACTACATTAGAATCAATCAAACGTCTGTTTAATTATGATTTAGATAAATCAAATGTAGGCTGTGCAGAAGGTCTGAACTCTACAGTTACTGATTGTGGATCGTCAGGATTAACACTGAATCCAGCAGATGTTAATGTAGCATCAAAGCTTATAAAACGACTTAATGTATCGCTAACAGTACCACCAGAAAACACCTGATCTATATAAAGCTTAAATGAAGCACCCACCTGTTGCCTCTGTAAAACGTCCTTAATCATTCTATTGGCAAGAGTTGTATCCTCATCTGTCATGTAAACAGTAGCAGAACCAGAACCATCACCAAAACCTGATATAAACTTTTTAAATGGAACAAACTGACCTGGAGTTCCTCCAATAGTTGTAACATCAATCTCATCTCTAGTAATCTCAAAAGTCCATTCTCTAACCTGAGAAACACTTTCATGAGCACCATAAGCTACTTGAAATACGTTTGGAGAAGCAGCAGTTCCAGTATCTGTAATATCAACAGCAGAACCACCATTAGTAGCAGAAACTGT